ACTTGGTTAATAAAACTTTCTAAAATCTCTGTGGCTTGTTCACCACTTCTTGCTTCAACTAATTCTTTGTGCAAGTTCTCTATATCTACCCCACGAAGTTTTGCACCTGCCCACGGATTAGCTGGATAAGTAACAACTGAAACATCAAACAATCTTGCTTCGTTTACTTCTCTGTTTTCACCATTAGTATCAAAATTATCTTTAATCGCTGCAAAAGCAAAAGACATTTCGTTAAGATCGCCACGCTTCATAGCACTAGATACCTCTGCAACTGTTGGGTTGCTTGGATCAAGTTCAGCACGTACAAATAAACCATAATCATCTTCTTCAAGTTGTAATGTACCAGACGAAGTTCTTGCCAATGGTATTCCGTCGTGATTAACTAAAAATCTTACATCATCTTGTTCTTTTAATGTTTTCTTAAATGCACCGGGTTTTATTGTTTCGTTGTATTGTCCACGGCTATCTCTTACGCCATAAGGTTTGTCAAATACAGAAGCATAACCAGTAAATAACAATGTATCATTGTCTGTAATATACTTTGGGTTTTGTGGTCTATCGTTTTTTAGTAAGTAACTAAATGCACGTAGTCTTGCAAGTCCCCACGCTTGACGACTTACACCCGGTCTATGACTTGTTGAATATGCACCAAAACCACGTCTTACAACTGCTTTTGCTGTTCCCATACGTAACCTACGCCAACTTGCCATACCGTCCACTTCTTCGTTGTGTTTCTCTATTCTTCCCCTTATAGATTTTTCTGTGCTTTCACTAAAATCTATTCCACCAGATTTACCACTTGCAGAACCCTTTGGGTTTTTCTTACTTCCTTTTATTTGGTCTTTCTTTGGTGCTGGTGTAGAACTATCACTACCTTTTTGTCTTGGTTCTAAATCGCCTTCATTAACAAGTTGTGCAATCTTTCTATCTGCCCAATCTGCTGCTTGCATTGGATTAGTCCACGGATTAGAACCCCATAACAAAAATGCTACATCACTTGCACGCCAAGTATCTGGATCGTTTGGATTAGATTTTTCTCTATCTAAATCGCTAAGGTGTCTTTTGTGCCAAGCTGCTATTTTTACAATCTTGTCTATGCTAAGTTGTTCACCTTTTGCCATAATACGTGCTTGTCTAACTGTTTCATCAACTAAACCGTCCCCTGCCTTATTAAGATTATCTAAACCACGTTGTGCGTTGTTTTGCATAAATTTAGGTGGTGTTCTATCTACTTGTCTTTGTTCGCTGTTATAACTAACTAATGTTGTATCATCTTCGTCTTTGTGTTTCATACCAGTTATATCTTCGTAATCTTTCATATTGTTGCACGGCATATAGTAGGTTTTGCCATTTATTTCGTGTGTATGAGAACCAACGCAACCTATTTCTTTTGCTTTTTCTTCGGCTTCTTCTTTAGTTTCATAAATATCTTGACTTGCGTCTGCTTGTCTTTTGCTTTCTGCTTCTGCAATATTTAAAGCTGTTATCTGGTCTTTTGCTTTTTCTTCTGTTTCGTGGCAACCCATAATAAAATTGTCATCATCTTTAACTACTGCAAAACCGTTACAATCTTCAGCTTCGGTGCTAATTGAATACGGCATTAGTCTTGTGGTAACTCGTTAGTGGGATCGTGTTGGTCTATACCCTGTGGTTCTAAAGTTGGATCAATTAATGCACCTTGTAAACCAATGTAGAACTTGTCGCCACCCTCGTATGGTTCTAAGTCCATTTTTGCCCTAGCTTCGTTTGGTGTCATAATTCCTGTACTTACTGCAACTTGAAATGACCTAACCCTACTTAGTTGGTCGCCACGTGCATATTCATCTGTGTCTAATTTAACAAACTGTTTACCCGGTAACAATGTTGTCAATCCGTCTTCTATTCGTCTTATCCACGGCAATAATGTATGTCTTATAAAAGCAAGTCCATTACTTTCAATATTTGAATATACATTTGAACCGTCTTTAGATAAAAGCAAATGTGCTGGTATTCTAAATACTCTTGCTATTTCGTGAACAATTTGATCTCTTGCAGCAATAAGTTCGTTTCCTGCTGCGTCGCTTATGGCTTTCCATTTTAACCCACCAGTAAGAACTGCTGGTTTTCTATTTCTATTGTGGTTGCCTAGCCAAGTTTCTTTTAGTATATTTGCTTGTTCAGCTGTCAAATCTCTATCAGTTTCTAATACAGAACTTGGTGTACCACCCTGTCCATAAAATTGTGCAATATGTCGTTCCATAGCTAATGCAAGACCGTATGTATTTGAATTTGTACGTAATGGACTTACACCAACAAGTTGTCCCGGATAAGCATACCAAACAAAATGTAACATATTGTTGCTTGTTATCTTTCTGTCATAACCACCCCTGCTTGTTTGTAGCATATATACTTTTTCGCTATCGTGCATTTCTACTTTTACTTTTTCTGGGTGTACAGGTGTAAGTTGTATTGGTCTACCCTGTCTGTCTTTATCAACTAATATAAACGCGTTGCCGTGCATAGCCATAGAAGTAATTGTTTGATGTAACAATGAAAACATTGATAGATCAAGACTATGATTTGGTTTTTCTAAAAATTTAGGTTTATCAGTAAATATTGTCTTTTGTCCGTCATAACGTAGTGTTTTTATTGGAAGTAATGCAATACTGTCTGCGATTAACGATATTGCACTATAAACAGTTGATATACCAAGTGCAGACATTTCATTTACTTTTTCGCCTGTATAGTTATACAGACCACCTTCACGAAGTGCTAATAAATCAACAAGGTTGCCTAATGCTGCGTCCCTGTTCTCTCTTTTGAATAAACTCATCTAACTGTTAAATAACTTCCTAATATCATAAATGCACCAGCGACTATAAACGCAAGTGATACATTAATTGTATATACACCATAAATTATAAGTCCTGCACCTATTACTTCAGCTAGTGTTGTTATATAGTTTTTCATCTATCCTTTCCTTTGCAATCTTAAAGTATTCTTTGTCTAATTCTATTCCAATAAATTTTCTGTTTGTATTAACACAAGCTACACCTGTACTACCACTTCCCATTGTAAAATCTAAAACTGTTTCATTTTCTTTTGTATATGTTTTAATTAAATATTCTAAAAGTTCTACAGGTTTTTGAGTTGGATGTACTTTATTTTTTTGATTAGCATTAGAAACTTGAATAATATTTTTTGGATATTTATAGTAATATATTTTATTTTCAATAAAAGCATTATTGTTTATTTCTGAAATTTTGCCTTTATTTTTTCCCCTTTTTTTTGGTTTATCTCTTTTTTCCATAATTGGATAATAATTATGTTTATAAAAGATATGTATAAATTCTGCAATTCTTAATGGCTGTATTTTACTTAATAATGGATTACCTGCTTTTTTTTTATCCCAAATCCAATCATATTTATATTCTTTTAAGTTAGATAATCTTAAATGACTACTAAATGGTTCTGTACCAAATAATGCTATTGCAGTATTATCTTTTCTAATTCTTTTTAATTGTTCCCACATTGGATCATAGGGAATTATATTATCCCACTTACAAGCAGTAGTTCCATAAGGTAAGTCTGTTAAGATGAAGTCAATATAATTGTCTGGTAATTGTTTCATTACTTCTAAGCAATCGCCATTGTATAATTTCATAAATTAATTATTGATACTTCTGGTTCATCATCTAATGGTTCTGGTGCAGTTATTCTGTCAAGCATTAAAACCATAGCTATTGCACCGTCAATTTTTCTTTTACTTCTACCCTTTGATAAACGCCAACCCATATCAGTAGTTCGTTGTGCTGCACTCATTACTTGATCTGTAAACGTTGGATCGCCATTGTGTCTTACTTTTGTGTTTGCAATTAAATCATAAGCGTTTCCACACGCTGGTATCATACGACTATGTGTTTGTGGAAAGTTGACCATTGGAACGCCACGGTCTAACAATACTTGTGCTGAACGTTCAAAAAATGCTGGATCGTATGCTACTTCTTTAACTTTGTAGTCTTTCATCAAGCCAATAATAAATGCTTCTATTTCTTGATAATCCATAAAGTTTTCATCATTAGGTAGCCATATCTTAGATAGCATATTGATTATCTCGTTATCATCTTTTTGTCCATACACTATTGCAACGCTATCGTGTCGTAGTGCCATATCTACACCAACAAATGTATCTAGTCCCGGTTCTAATTCTAATTGTTCATCTTGACACGCTAACCATTTTTCTATCTCTATCCAGCTTTCTTCTTCTGTTCTAGTCCACTGGTTAAGGTGGTATCGTTGAAACTCGTTTATTGGTAATGACTTATGCCTACGTCTAAGGTTTTCTATTGGCCACCAATCATTAGGTATTGCTGGATTTACTTTTTCCCAAATACTCTCATCATCTGGTTTATCATCTTCTGCTGCACCAATCCATTTAAAATAAAACTCTGCATCATCTTGCTTTCCTGCTTCTTTTAACAATCCACGTTGATACATACGACCTGCCATACTATCTAAGTCGTGTCCAGCTGTTGTAATGTTAAGGACCAATCCGTCTTTACGTTTAGCTGTATTGTTTGATAAAACATAATGTACACGTTCTAAGTTTATGTTATTCCACTCGTGTATCTCATCAGCAATAAAACAACTGTTTCTACCACCGTCTGCTGTACCAGCTTTTGCAGCAACTCTAAACGCCCTACCCGGTGCGTTTTTAACTTGTATTTCGTTTTCAAACGTTTCAACCATATCACGTAAAAATATACTTTCTTCGCACATAGTTTTCATAGTTCCAAACACTAGGTTTGCTTGTTCGTAACTTGCAGCAGCAACTGCCACTAACGGACTTGTAACGCCACTTCCTAAGAGTTCGTACAATCCAATCGCTGCTGCTAAAGCTGTCTTACCATTTCCTTTTGGTAATCCTATTAACGCTTCCCTGTATTTTCTTTCGCCATTATCTTTAATTTCATACATTTCATAAATTATTGCTTGTTGCCATTGGTCTAACTTAAATGGTTCACCGAAAAAATCACCTTCACCGTGTACGCAAAACTTCTCTATAAACTTAACTACTCTTGCACCTTTGGTTTCTGGTAAGGTGATCATTATTCTTCTTCTTGCATTTTTTCACTTGCACATTTGTAACAAATTTTATGTAAATCATCTAAACAACCAAGTACAAATGCGTCTGTACCACTATGCACTATTTTTTCTTCTGTATTGCAATATTTACACATTATTCTTCTTCCAACATTAATACACGTGGATCTACTAACTCGTGTTCTTCATCATCTTGTAAAAGTTGTTGTAATTGTTTAAAACCCATTTGTGCTTCACCAAATGCAATACCAAGCCTTTGTCTTGCTAATGGTGTAAGTCCTAGTTCTTG